ATAGTCCAACTGGTCGCCTTTTGTGTCCTTGATCGCCACATAGCAGATCACTGACATCAAATCCTCAATCCCAAGCGGGTATTCCTTGTAGATCTTTGCCATTCTGGCGTACTGCGCCTTGGTGAGAGGCTTTCCGCTGACAGCAGCAAGGAAATCTCCAACGGCTCCAGACTTATTGCCGACTGAAACCACGTGCGATAGCCACTGTGGCAGCGTTTTCCCTGCTATTCCTTTACTTCCCTCGCTTCGCGCAGCCCCGGAACCATCGTCTTTAGGATCTTTCGCTCTGGAAGTAGTTGCGGATGACTTTCCCATTTATCACAAATCTCCCTGTACTCACATGTCGCGTGCGCCCACGATGAAGGGTTAGGATAGACACCTTTCTCCTGCGCGTCAAGAAACGCCCTCACCGAGATGTAGAGTTTATCTAGGGAGTCCTGCCCCCTGCGCGTAACCCTACGATCAACGTTTGGCGACTTCGCGCTCTTGCTGATGATGTTAAAAGTTACTTCTGGGTCATGATCAAAGTTTTCGCGAACAGCGAGAACATACGCGGTTGCCTGAATATCTCCGTGCTCCCTTCCCGCCTCCCACTTCCTCGATGCGGTCTTGTGCTCAACAACATCCTTCGTTGTTGTGATCATGTCCACCTGTGCCTTTAGCTTTATCGGCAACTTGCCAAGTCGGCTGTGCTTAATCTCGGCAAACATCGTGCGCTCAACCGCATGGGCGACCCAAGGGTCACCTTCGGTGAGTGCCGCGCGGAGCATTTCCTGACCCATCGCCTGCTGACCAATTGGGTCCGCATCCTTCTCTGACATCCAGTCAACCTTGGCAGATTCAATTGCATAGGTTGTCTTATACGCCTCATATGCCTTGCCAAGATCACCCTGCTTCTTTGCCCCAGCAACTGGCTCGTACCAGTGTTGCAAGCCAGAGTGGACAGCGGTTCCTAGCGCAAAGAATGGCGTGGTCTTATCAGTCCAGAGACCAAGGCGATACTTGTACCACCAGCGCAGCGGGCAAGAGAGAAACTCTCTTAGCTCGCTAACGCTGATATGTTCTGGGTGCCGCTCTTCGTAACGGATCAACTCCATCAGGCAAACTTCGCGCGCTTGTTCTTCCAAGCGTTCTGAAGCAGCCCGCGCTCATTTTCGGTCAAATCAAGACCAGCGATATCCTGCCCAACCCTCTGTAGTTCGGCGGCATCGTTCGCAACATCAATCGCATCAAGCCAGTTGGTGACAATCGGGCTCTCCTTGATTTCAATGTCGCCAAAGATGTCCTTAGCCGCAGCAACGATTGGATCTGCCTTTGGTGCAGTTCCAGCCTTGGCGCGAATCTCGTCACCAGACGCAACCTTCTTGGAGGGAAGACCGGCCATCACAAGTGCTCGACCAGCGGCGCTCGTCTCGGTGTTCTCCAACTCCGAACCGCGCGTGTATGGCGTGCTGCCTGGGATATTCATTGACGAGTGACCAACCCCTGCTGGCTGCTCGTCTGGTGTCTCGCCCCGGTATGCAGCAGCCTTAACCACTACAACCTTGTCAGTAATCTGAACAATCTCGGTGACGATGCGTCCGCTTGGATACGCCTCATACCAAGCCCTGATGCGGTCCGCTACTTCTACGTAGTCTGCCGCGAATGCCTTGCGCTTCTCTGGCGCTGGGTTATTTCCGTAAACCATTTCTTCCTACCTTCCCTTCTTGAGCTCTGCCGCTCTGAGCAGATACTCCCTAAACAAATCTTCCTCGGGAACCCCAAGGAAGTCGCTAATCTTAGCCCTCATTGGCTGGCTCATCTTCACATGCCCAAACCGCAGGTCCCGAAGGTACTGCGGGTGACACTCTAGGTATTTTGCCACGACATCGTGTGGAATGCAAGAGTCGTCAATGATCTGCCAGATGTGTGCGCATGCCGCGCGCTGCATCAAGCGCCATTCCCTCCCCTTTTCCCCACTAAGTTTAGACACCTACCGTGTTAATGTCGTCCGGTGATCGGAGCCACTCCTCACAGGCGAGGCTGATGCCGCGATCAACCCAGAGACGACCTTCGGAGTCAATGATTTCTCCTGACTCTGTCAGCTCTGCCTCAAGGAGCTCGTGTGCATCCGCAACCACAGAAAGCAGAATGCTTTCCTTTTCGCTTGCCTGATTGTCGCCAAGCGTGGTTGCAATCGCATGAGATTCAAGAGCGGCAACAAAGCAGGACCTGCCGCGAAGCTCCAACTCAATCTCTCGGTTTTCTGTCACTTCTTTACCCTTTCAAGGATCTGATATGCGCGCTGGCGACTGATTCCAAGCTTCCCTGAAATCTCTACCATCGTCATTCCAGAGTCCTTAAGTCTTTGGATCTCCTTCGCTCGGACCTCAAGCGACGCGAGAGCCGAAGTGGAGCGGTGTTTGTGGTTGCACCACCAGCACCGAGCAGCCTCAGGCGACGTGACCTGCTTTCCGCAATTCACGCAATTCGCCATTTGGTCGCTCCTTCCATCTTCATTGACACATTCTATATGGCTCCCATTGACATGTCAAGGGGAGCCGTGTCTTTAGTTATTGACCGTAAAACTTATGAAGGTATTCGTTAAGCAGGGGCCTCCAGACCCTAGACTGCTCCGTCTTCAGCCGATGGTGGAGCCCGCAGAGGGAGACTAGGTTTTGCGGGATAGAAGGACCCCTCTTCCCCAGCCCAGACCCGTTGACATGGTCAAGCTCTAGCCCGAACCTATCGGACGGGCCGAACTGCGTGCCGCAGAGACCCATCATGCCAATCTTTGGTCCGACACACCCTCCGTCTCTTTTAAAGACCTCTTGGGCGACGGCAAGGGTGACTGGGTCCTTGTGGCGAATCTTCCTTTTGATCTGGGATCGCTTCACTGTCGCCCCCGTAGGTACTCCACCAATTTGTCCATTGGTCGCAGCATGCTCTTTGGGGCGAAATAGAAGTCGTCCTCTTTCTGGCGATACTTATCAAACTTGCGCTCAACAGACCACGCGCTTGGTTTTTCAGCAGACATTGCTAGCATCTTCTTGGTTTTCTGGCTCACAAACACATATGCGATTGGGCGCTTGCTTTTGCCGTTGAATCCGCTATAGGTGTCAACGATGGCTCTCTCTAGGGGCCAAGAGGATGGGTCATCGGTGAAGTTTTGGTTAATTGACTTAACCTCAATAACATCTCCATTGGCTAGGATGATGTCTTTTTCGTTTTGCGTGAACTTAGACCACCGAGTCGGGTCTTCTTCAATCTCTAGGTCTGGGACTTCGCAGTCAATCCCCTTACTTCTTAGGTAGTCGGCGACGTACCCGTTGTACTCGTGTCCCTCCCGGTACGCCCTGAAGTAATCGTGACTCATCCGATCCTCCCTTCTTTTCCTTTACTTTCTCAGCCGACATCACTCGGCAGGGAAGACAGTAGCACGGCTGTGTGTGATACGTCTTCTCGGCGACCACGGATTATCGCTTTTTCTCGCGGGCCTCAACTTGGCGCATGATCTTATTTGACCAAGCAACACCAGCGTCTCCACCCCAAAGCGCCCATGCAATGCGACCAGCAGAAGGGAACCCGGGCTGTCCCGGCTTAAATCCCTCACCCTGCTTGTCTACTTCATGTCGAGCAAGGAATGCCCTCATCTTGCGAACGCGGGGGATCGTCATTGTGTTGCTAATAAGCATTCTTGCAGTTGTCTGACCTGGGCCTATCCCGCCACGTCCGAATTCACGTCGCCAATCAAGACCACGCTTGGCTTCGGACTTTACTGCAGAAGGAACATTCAGGCTTATGCCAGAGTAATCTGCGGCAGCGTGCTTGTCCGCAAGATCGGCTGGGGCGTGAACGCTTTGAACACCGAGCGCACGATAGGCTTCACGCGCATCTGCGTCTCCGTCAATTGCTTCAACCACCTTACCGTTGTCCTTGAGGATCTTAGAGATTTTGTACTTCCTAAACTGGAGGCCAGAGCCAGCAGGGAAGTCGCTGAGGTGAATGGCGTCGTAAGGAATGTCGTTCTCCTCAAGCCATTCCTGTGTTTCCTGCAGACGCTTCACAGACCTTGCGCTCACAATAAAGATCTTGTGGCTGTCAGACTTTCGTCGCAGGTAATCCGCGACAATCTCATTCACCTGATCCGTGCCGTCCGATGAGGTCAACGCCCCGTCAATGTCTGAAATGATAATTTCATCTCCAGCCGACTTGGTCTCGTCAATTTCAATGGTCAGCTTGAGAGAGTTCTCAAGGTCGGACGGGTTCTGATTTGGCGGGTTGCTGGACCCAGGATCTGGCTCCATATCTTCGCCATCTGGGATGCCTCCTAGGTCCGAGTCATCTGGGCTTGGTGGCTCGTTAACGGAGCCGGTGCCAAAGACAACCTTCTCTAGGTACTCTGCGTAGCGGTCTGATGGAACATATCCCTTTGGTGTCTGGAAGAGAATCTGATCGCCGATCTCACCGATGCCATCCTGACCCCGCTCTCGGAGCGCATCGTTGATTCGCAGCCAAGGAAGTCCGCCAAGCGCCATCTTGTTGTATTCGGCAATGTTCTGCTGCGCGGTTCGCCCGATCTCGGTAAAGACGAAGCGAAGGTCGGTGTCGTATCTGGCAACAACCTCTCGAGTTAGGTACTCGGCAATAAGCTCTGCGAGCGGAACAATGCCGTTGTCGTAGGTGAATGCAGCGCCAGTCTCTGATGTGCTCTTGTTCACATCAAATGAAATGCCGATGTCCTGCGGCTGAACCGCAAACACGGCGCAAATCTTTCGGGCAAGGTAGACCTGCCACTCCATGAACTGCATGTCGCGGTTTGAGGCAGCGAGTGGAAGCCACTGCATGCCCTTGCCACCGCCAGTTATAGCAATCTGGCTCTTACCAGCAACCTCTGCTTCCCAATACGCCTTGAACGAGTCAACCTGATCTGGTCGCACGCCCTCTCCAAGATGTAGAACACCGGGAGGCGCGGCCTGCGAAACGGCTTTTGCGTTATATGCCGCCGCATCTAGGTCTGCAGCGATTGTTTCAGCAAGAACTTCAAGCGGAGAAAGTCCAATTGGGCTGTATGTCACTGGGTTTGCGATTACAACGATAAGTTCATCGTTCTTGTAAATCGCAACCTGCCGACCAGCGCTGTCAAGTTCGTAGTATCGCGGCTTGCTTTCGTCCCTGCCATCCCAGGTGGTATCAAAGGCAATGCGAGCAGCATCCTTGTTCCAGAGGTATGCAACCGGATCTGCCCCGACCCTAGATCCGACTTTCTTTTCAATCTCAATTGCGC